AACTGTCACCCCCCCTCCCTGGCTCGCCCTTCCCTTAATTGAACAAAAATATCAATTTGCTTATTTACAAAAGATTTCGGCCTAATTCTAGGCTAAATGCACAAATGTGCACGAAACCAAGAATATACTTCTATTTCAGTTTACCATTAAATTTTAGGCTTTATTATCTATTATTTTTTAGGAAATTATATCCTACGGGGGTCTCCTACTAAACATTTTATCTTGAAATACTGCATACGTTCTAGACATGTGCAAGCAACTTCTACTATGACACGCAAAGTGACCTTTGGTGTCACTCAGCACAGTTAACATCAAGAGAGTTAACTGTGCTGAGTGTACGCCTAATGTAAATGGACGTACAGTCGGAGACCCACGGCGTTTAGACCGTGGGTCTCTTTTGGCGGCTAACGCCGCTTTTAAAAAAAAGAATTTTTTGTTTTTAAAGCTTATCAATGAGCTTCTTGAGAAGAACAAAGAACGGAAACATGACAGCCGTCAAACAAATAATCATGATAATACTCGACATATTTTCACCTCATTTCGCTTTGCGGTAAGTACCGCCAAATAAACCATAAATAGATTCTGCCAACATACCAGCAAGAGAGGACTTATCACCGTTACCAAAAGTCCGCTTAATATCCCATTGAGTATCAGAGCCATACTTGGAAGCGTCATAGGACTTATCAGCTCCATACTTAGTACCAGACAAATGTTGATCGGCGGAATACCGAGTAGCGGCAGAATTAACCGAAGAGCCAAAGATAGACGCTAAAGCAGCCTGACCAGCGGCATACCGAGTGGCAGAAGAACTCATGGCGGCAGCATCACGAGTAGCACCGGCGTGAATGCCAGCTTGCTTAATACCAGCGGCGGCAGAGATCTGGGCAACAATATGTTCCATAGCGGTATACTTGTCTGCAACGGCTTCCTGTGTACGGGCGTTAATATTTGCACTCTGTAAAGCCGTCTGAGCGCCCAAGATGGAGCCAAGCAAGTTAGCAATAGCACCGGAGGCGGCTGTATCTGCATCAGCCTTAGAACCGCTTCCAAGGGACGCTGAAGCGGTCGCACCAGAACCAACAGCGGCACCGTTGCCATTCATAGCAGAAAGAACAGGATTTAAACCAGCGGCCAGAAGGTCACGGACTTCTCTTTGATGGGCAGTGTTCGACATCATTTCTTGCCACTGACGATTTTTAGCGGCTTCGGCAGAGTTAAACTCCATCTGTTTAGCAGTCATTTGCTCTGTCCAGTCACGTTGAACTTTCGCTTGCTCAGCATTAAAAGCAGAGTTAGCTTGTGCAACACCTTTCAAACCGGCAATTTGATCGGCGGCACGGTTAACAGCCGGAGCGGCTCCGACACCATCCATTTCGTAAGCGGAAGTAGTAGTACCAAATGCCATTATAACAACTCCTTTCAGAAAAAACAAGAGGGGGCCAAAGCCCCCTCTATAAATCAATGATGATCAATCAGGCCGGGGACGCTGTACATGGGCATGGGCCGTGTACAATAGTTCTTCACGTAGATATCAGCAAAAAACTGATTACTAACAGCAGATGTGACAGCCAAAACACGATCAATGTTTGCCTTGTCCTCTCTGATCCACGAATCAGATAAAGAAGGAAGGGAGCTGTAATCATCAGCCAGATGCCAAACGTCCAAAGACTGAGCATACGCAGACCTCATTTCTCCGGTCACCATATTAGGCTTGTAACGATATTCGGCCCAGGCTTCTTGATAACCAAAAACTTCGTTATCCTTATCATTGCCTTGTGCAAAGATTTCTTTGTTCTTGATAGCCTGTTCACCGATATTGGCAAAAACGGGCCAGTAGAAATCAAACTTATCCTTGCGAGACCAGAGCCGGTTAAGGCCCTGCTGATAAGTGTGGTCATAACGGGCAACCATAACGCCGATGATCAAGCCGTGCTCTGTGAAAGACTTGGTAAAGTCAGAATGTTTGTCAGTGGTGAGAGACTGACCAACAACAGTACCTTGCGGCGTGCCGGAAGATTCCGTGCCGGACTGCTGAACGATCTGATTAACATTGATGGGAACACGGTTTCCACCAAGATACTCAGGACGCTGAAGCCGAGCATCGGGAGAAGTCACACCGAAGAAAGAGCGGACAACCTCAGTATAACGAGATCCACCACGGGCCTGCTGTTCATAGAACTTCTGAATTTGGAAAGCAAGACGCAACTGGTTAATAGTAGCGGCCTGAGCAATAGCAGACTGAACACCAATCAAACCAGAGTTTTCAGGATGACCAGCAAGCTGCTCAAGAGTTGGAACACCAACAGCCTTACCACCATCAACCGGAGCAAAAGCACCAGTATTAGCAGAAACAGAACCAACATCTAAACCAAGATTCTCAGCATAATTAACACTATAACGGCTATCTCTAAGACCAGACCAAGAACCTAAAAGAGAACCATCAGTAATAGCAAGAGCCTTACCATTACCAACGATGTTAATATTTCCACCAGAAGCAACAGGAATCGTTACATCCGGGCCTTTCTGCGGAGCGGGAAGGGCAGAAGTGAAATAGTCGTGATACTTTGCGGCGATAAAGGGCTTACCGCCCTTAGCGACATCTGTCACAAACGTACCAGAGTTGACACCGGCCACAGTACTATCATCCGTAGGCACAACAAGAGGATCTTGGAGATTCTGGTCACGGAACCACTCATTCATGATCAGAGCATAAGCTCTAAAGGGCAAAGCAGACACAGAGAGACCAGCAACGCCAGTTGGGATGCCAAAATAGTCAGCAAGAGTTCCAACACTCCATCCTTGATCAGCTGGGCTTGTAATCTGGGGCATCGTGTATTCAGTCTGCGGAATCCATGCGCTTTCAGTATTCTCACCACAGAACTCCTTCCAATGATCCCAAACAAGCCGGTTGGGGACAAAGAAATAGTAAGTATCCAGATAGACGTTGTCCATCATAGGGGTGAGCAAAGTCTGCATACGGACAACCTTGGACGTGTCTACGCTGAACGTATCGCCGGGAAGCACTTCTTCGAGGAAAAAAGGGACTACATCACCAGCGTTGAACGAGGTCTTCAAACTGGCGGAGCGGTCAAAGCGAGAGCGGGAGATGTCTACATGGGGAGACAAACTGAAATGGGATTCGGTGTTTCTATTCATTCTTTAACTTCCTCCGTTACCGGAATAGCGGGTGTAAACTCTTTAGGCTCTTCGGCCTTAATACCGAGCTTGTCGAGGAAATCAGCTTCACCAGAAGCGGCGAGGAACTCCGTAAAGCTGTTACCGAACTTCTCGCGAGTTTCAACAGGCAGGGCCATGAACTGACGTTCCATTTCATTCATGTGGTTGAGGGCTTCGGCGTAGGTCTTCGGGAAATCGAGAAAGTCACCATAGAAACCCTGCTTCTGAGACAAAGCGTCAACATCGCCATTAGCGTAACGCTTCATGAGAACGTGAATATCACAGCTTTCTGCATAGGACTGAATATAGTCATACAGATTTTCACGGCCTGATTCCTCAAGGACAACACGTCCTTTTTCGTCATAGTGACCGGCGTAGGTGATATGCTCAGGAGAACCGGGGTCAGAAAAAATGCGGTCACGGGCATCATACTGGGTTTTAAACTCCATTAAATCACTCCTTTACAAGACACTGGGCGGCGTCACACAGAAACTCGGGAACAATAGGTGCAGTTACAGTGCCGGTTTCATTGTCGAAAGAACCAACACGAAACAAAGCAAAATCATTGGGATGGGAAGAAAGAATAGAATCTTTCCGACGCACAGCATGTTCAAAGTTACGTATAGCGGTAGCATCGTTAACATCGACAGTGCAGGGCATGAACGTGGACTTAGCGTCCTTGATAGCATAAATTCCAGAAATCATACTTCTTTAACCTCCAAAACAATAGTAGAACCGGGATAACGGGAAACAGCATCGTCAATCACATGACGAGACATCCACAAAGGAACAAGAGCAACCTTTTCACCATCGACAATAACAGTAATCATAGACGAATACCTCCGCGGAAAATCT